TTCTTAAAACTGGCCCTTCCAATCTCGAAACTGTACAAGTGATAAAAATAAAGGAATAAACCCCAATGCCTGATCCGCCGGAGTACTATATTAAGGTAAAATGCCCAATGTGTGGAAAGTATCGAACGGAACTATCTGAGACTCCTTCCACGAAGGTATCTTATATATACTGTACTCCGTGCAAGACTAAGGTACAATTCATATCCCCGCTCCATGAGGGCGGGAGTACAAGGAGAAATACATGAAGATCACAATCGTTACAGTTAAATTTTGGGAATCACGGGAGCAATGTTTCGGCTCTAAGGAATACAGCTACCTCACAGATATCCCTGTAATTGCAGGTGACATCGTTGTCTGCGAAGCTCGTGAACTCGTCGGCATTGCTCAGGTATTCCAAACCTCCGGCCTCGGATTAAGCAAGGCATCCAAAGCCTATCGCTGGATCGTTTCCAAAGTAGACATGGCTGGAATGGCGGAGCGACGGGATAAGGCAGCGAGATATCTTGAGCTCCAACTCAAACTCACTGCAGCAAAGGAACGTATTGAGCGAGAAAGAACCTGGGAAGTCCTTGCAAAGGATAATCCTGATGTTGCTGAACTTCTGGCTGAATTGAAAGACTTGGAAAGTTAACAAGGAGAAATACATAATGACAACTCGCTATGGAGCTGACGGTACATACAGACGGACCCGCACCCAATATTCCGTCTTCCATCTTACCAAGGCAGAAATCAAAGCTGCTAAGAAGAAATCTCATGAAAAAGGTTATTATCTACGGCAGAGAAAGATAATGCAGCGGTACCGTGAACGTGAGCAGCAGTCATTCATCGACGCTGCAAGTAGTAGACTTCCACTAATAACTGACTAATAAAGGAATTATACAAATGGCTAACTCAAAAGACTTATCCTTCGACACTACCTTCCTCAAGGTATTCGTCTGCGGGGACTCCGGTACAGGCAAGTCCATTTTTGCCTCTACATTCCCTCAACCTGGCTTCTTATTCGACTTTGACAATGGAGTAAAATCCTATAAAGGTCAAGACTTCGAATATGAACAATACCCTTGTACACCGCAGGGCTGGATTAAATTCGAATCCGACTTCCGCAATATGAAACTTCTGGCGAAAGACCCAGCCTCATTCCCATACAAGACCATCGTTATTGACTCTTGTTCATCCTGGACCGATCTGGCAATGGCGCGGGCAATGCAGCTAGACCCTAAGCGCAGTGCTACCAATGGTCCTCTCTGGAATGTCCACTACGGGATGGTTAAGAACCTCATAGAAGGTTTCGTCCGGCAAGTCCTCGAGTTCCCCTGTAACCTTGTAGTAGCAGGCCATCTTACTCGCGAGTTCGACGCCGAATCCGGAGCGTTAATTGGAATCCAGCCCATGCTCACCGGGCAACTCTCCACAAAAGTCCCCTCCCTATTCGATGAGGTATACTACGCTAACACCAAGACTGTCGGGGGTAAAACTCAATTCGTCCTTCTCACAGTAGCCAAAGGCCTATTAAAAGCTCGCTCCCGCCTTTCCGGAGTTAAACAACTCCTCCCAACCGAGATCGAGAATAACTACAGCGCCATCATGGCTAAAGTAAAGGATATAAAATGAAACAAGCAGACCAACTCTATGTCATCGGAGATGCTGTTATAACCAAACGTGCTGCCATTTATGCCATGGAATCTGACAAGCCTGACGCTTTTAAAACTGGGAAAAGTACAGTAACCAAAATTATCCGTGAGCAGACTGACAGAATCCAGTACTACGTAGACAACCAGTGGCACTTTTCCGACGACTTCCTCCCGTTCCATGAGGGTCCAGCCTACGCCATAAAGGTCTATATGGGCAGAATAATGAAGGCGATGAAGGAGTTAACTCCACCGCCGCTACCAGAAAAGGAGGACAATGATACGTAAGCACAGACACCGGCGCTAGCCACCTTACCAACACAGTGCTCTTTTGTGTAAAGACTCGCATCAACAACCGTATGCTCTAATGCTACCGGGTAGATGCAAACGTGATTTATTCACGACCACAACTTCAACCCAAACTAAGGTATAAAATCATGCCGAAAGCTAAATCCAAAACCAAAACTGAAAAGGATACCCAAACCATGGAAACTGAAAACCAAACCGAGAAAACCTACAACCCCGACTCCGACTTCTCCTTCTCCGACGAGGCTAAGGACATTCCCCTTATCCCGAATGGTACCTACCACGGCAATGTCACCTCCGTCACCCATGACACCGAGAAGAAATGCTTTTCCTGGAAGGTAACTCTCGTGAATAACGGGGGCTTCTGTACCGACGACGAGACAGCTATCGACGGCGCATCCCTAACCGCCAACTGGTGGCTCCCTAAGCCCGGCGACGAGTCCGAGATGGAATCCTCCGGCCGTATCACTAAGCGCCAGGGTAAGATCAACCGGATTCAGCAATCTCTCAAGAAGATGAAAATCACCCAGGATTCCATCGCCGAGCTCGATACTGCAATAGACAACGCTGAGTTCCTCGGAATGGAAGTACTGGTTAAACTCGCTGCGAAGGAGTATAACAGCGTTATCTCCAATGAAATCAAGGACATGTGGGTTGAATAATCCCTTTGTAAAGTCCCATAATTAGTATAAATGGCAGGGACCTAAACCATCCCTGCCATTTTTGTTTCTAGGAGTTATAACATGAAACTTTCCACTTGGGTACAGAAAGAATTAGATTCTGATTTCCCGATCTTAGACTGGGAGAAGATGGATGTTGAAGTTATTAAGGTACTCATTATGGTGCAGCAAGAACGTACACAGAAACAGATTGCAAATGCTCTTGAATTTATTTGTGACATTATGAGGAATAAATAAGATGGACATAAATGAACTGGCAGCAGATACCTGGGCCTGGGTTGATCTAATGCAGTGGCATAATAAAACTCCATTGGAATGTTTAGCTCTTATAACTTCTGAGGTAGGGGAAGCTGTACAGGAATGTCGGGGAATTAATCCAACCGAAAAGCTCCCAGAAGAACTTGCAGATATAGTCCTTCGTACTTTGGATTTAATGTATGAGTTAGATTATAACATTGAGTATGAAATTTTCTCAAAGATGGAGAAAAATAAACGTAAGGGTACAAGAGGGAGGTTAAAATAATGCCATCTTTATACTCCCTCCGCCCGGACTTTGCTAAGCTATCCTACGAGGAACAGACTTTATTTATAAGGGTCTACCGTAAACGCAGGGAAGATGATATGCTTAAACCCGCAACTTACGGCACCGAGGCAGCCAAAGCAAAGGCCGAAAATATCCGCTTCGGTAATACTGGCCTGACCCCGGAAGAAATCTCAATAGCGAAGGCTTTGGGGTTATCTGTTAAGGATCTTAAAATTCTAAAAGCTAATAGGGTGAGTGAATGAAGCAAGAGGACATAAATGACCTTATAGCAAAAAGCACTCCGGATTGGTTAAGCAGACAAATACAGTCCGAAGGAGAATACAAAGAACTTCAGAGAAAATATCACGAACTTATTATGGCAGTTGCATCAAAATTCCCTGGAGAGACAAGACATCAAACAGCATTGAGATATATAAAGCATATGGAAAATTACTTCCATACATCTTCTACTCAGGAGTCGAAATGAAACAAAACGAGCTTTCTCCTGGCAGTAAGGTCCACTACCAGCCTGAACACTACGGACCTGACGAGTGGGAGAATGGAATTGTCAAAGAGATCCCTACCCACACAACTGACTACGTGCGAGTAGTCTATAAGTGCGACCAGAACTGGGACAGATACATGGATTACACAAGCGCCTTAACATCCTTAACTGACTTAAAACTTGGCTGGAGAGTAAAATGAAAGTTGATCCGAAAACAATCCTTATCAGATCAGGTCTAGAGAGGTTCCGTAAGGAACTCGGAGACATATCTGAGCTCGCCAACTCCATCAAAACAAAAGGGCAGCTCCAACCCATAGTAGTAAATGAGCAGATGGAATTAATAGCAGGTGGCCGCCGCCTCGCTGCTTGTCTCCAGTACGACATGGAGGTGGAGATAAAGATAATAAACGAAACCGACTCCTTATCAATGCGGGAGCTAGAAGTAGAGGAAAACATCCAACGTCTCGACTTCACCCCCGCAGAACACGTCCTCGCAGTTAAAGAACTCCATGAACTTAAAATGGCTCTTAACCCTGGAGTAACTATCCCCACCACCTGGTCTATCCAGGACACAGCCAACTTCATCGGGATGGATAGATCCTCCGTATCAAAAGATCTCAGTCTCGCTGAAATGGTAACTGCATTCCCATCCCTTTCGAAGTGTAAAACCAAACAAGAGCTCCGTACCGCTGCCAGTTCCCTAATGAAACTCCTAGACCGTGCCGGGTCCATTGGAGACTATGAAAGGATCCTCGAGACATCCGAGCGGGTCACCTTATACAACATGGAAGCTGACGAATTCCTTGCAAGTATCCCATCCAACACAGTAGACCTTTTCTTCTGCGATCCTCCTTACGGTATCGAGGTATTTGAAAATGCTATAGGTATAGGCGGGGAGACTGGTAATACCTCCACCCTCGCCGGGTTTACTTACGACGACTCAAAGCAAGCAGCTTTCTCCCTTATCAAAACCATATGTAAGGAGTCCTTCCGCGTCTGCAAAGACACCGCCCATTTTTACATGTTCTGCGGCCCGGAGTTCTTCCATGAAGTATCTGTTTTACTCCAGAAGGCTAAATGGCAAGTCTCTGTAAAACCTATAATCTGGAGTAAGCCCGGCCAGGGTCAAGCTAATGCCCCGGAATGTTGGCCTGTCTCATCCTATGAGATGCTTATCTACGCACGGAAGCAAAATTCCAAACTCATCTATGCTCGCAGCGATGTACTCACATACAACAGGGTCCCTTCTGGAGAAAGAGTCCATCCGTCCCAGAAACCCTTAGACCTCATCCGGGACTTAATAACCCGCTGCGTCAACCCCGGAGCCACACTCCTAGACCCCTGCACCGGTTCCGGAGCTTCCCTCGTCGCGGGCTTACAGGAGCGCTTAATCTGTAAAGGCAACGACAAGCTCTACACAGCCTACACAGCAGCAATGCAGTATATAGACACCGAACTTAAAAAGGAGGTTCAGAATGTCGAAGTTTAAACATGATCCAGAGAAAGTGGCGGCGGAACAAAAGGTACAAATCCTAAAGGAGGTAGAAGAACTTGCACAATACTTCCTCTACATCTCCCGAGATATCTCTCGCCAGCCCGATCCACCGGAACAATCTACCATCCCCATGGTTGTCTTGTTCCAACTTCTGGCTAACAAAACCGTAACAACTGCCGACATCATTAACACATTCGCTAAAGCTCTACGCAAGGAGGTAGACTAATGAGAGTAACTCGCATCCTCACATATGAAGGTTCTTCTGCGGAACTCGAAAGTCAGATTAGTAACTCCCTTCAGGACGGCAGTCACCCCTTCCACGAAGAGATGAACTTAACCATCCTTACTGTTGGCAATACTTCCATG